CAACAGTCCTGATTTTCATTGGACATTCTTTTTGCTTAATCCACAGATAAAAAACATATGGGATGACTGGCCGATGAGTTCTAGTCAATTGGTAGAGTATTGCATACAAAAATATCGCCACCTTGCTGCTGATACTGATGATAGTTTAGTTGATAAATTTATTATTGGTGAAAGTGTAACAGGTGGTGTGAGTGGAGCAACAGGTATTGTGAAAGAGATCTATGTGAATATGGGTTATGTTGTTATAGAAAAAACAAGTGGTACATTCACAGTCACTGGTGAATCTATACAGGGTGGTAACTCACAAGATTCTGTTACATGTAACTTTATTAAGTCAGAAGCTTATGCACCTCATCATCACGTTGATGATTCAACTGCAGAATGGGTACCGAGGCGTGAGGCTGGAACAACTCCATATAGTTATATCGATTATGAGGCGGCTGTAACTGAACAGAACAGACAAATAAAAGTTATTAAGCCTGATCACATGACAGTAGTATCTAATCAGTTTATAAAAGTAATGCAAAATGCTTAATCTAGATAATATAAAAATTGAAGTACGTAAAGTAGATATTAGCAAATTTGTTAATGGATTAACTTTATACGAAAGTATCTTCGGAATGATGCAAGGACAAATTGCTGTTCAAGACTCCACTAACTTCTTTGACAATTTTATAGGTACAGAATTAGCTGGTGTTGATATTAGTTTTTCATATTTAGAACAAGACTTTACAGCAAGTTTTTGGATGGATGGAATAACTGATATGTCATTAGAATCAGAAAAGAAGTCTTATACTATTCATTTAAAATCTATACATGTACCTAACTTTGCTAATACTGTAAATTCGGTATACAATGGAACATCAGATGAAATCATTGCTAAAATATTTTCAGACGTAAGTGCAGATGAAAATACAATTGCTGTTGATTCAAGAACATCAACGAGTGGTAGATACATTGCACCTAATATTCCTGCAAGAGATTGTTTTAAAATCCTTGTAGCAAATGCTTATTGCGAAGATCAATCAGGTATATTTATGTATGAAAGATTAGTTGATCATAATACCGTACGATTAACTTCTTTATACGATATGGTTGATAACGCATTTGTTGATAATAGTGGTGTGTCAGTTTCTATCACACAAGGCCTTTCGGATATGAGAGAAACTCAAATGAATCCTATGGCAGTTTTAGGTACAGCTAGTGATTTTATGCTAAAAGAATACAGTATGGATTTTGTTCAAAAAATAGAAGATGGATTATTTGGTGAAGCAATTAATGAAATTAACTTAGATGAAACAAAGAATACAAAAAACATTACAAAAGAAGTAACATCAGTACCTAAAACAAAATTTAAGCTAAGCGATAAATTATATGATGAGAATGCAAAAAGCATATTAGCTAATAGAGGTAATGTAGCGTCAAGCACAATTATCAATGGTACAGTAAGAGCATTCAATACTGTTATGAATGTAAGTGGAGTGGCAGCATTGCCTGGCTTAGGTGTTGGAATGACAGTTGAAGTTCAATTAGCTGGTAATGAAGAACAAGGTACTGCACGTCATAATGGTAAATGGTTAGTTAAACATATGCAACATGACTTTACACAAAGAGGTGGAGAATATAGTTATCATCAATCTTTAGGATTAGTAAGAGAATAATGTATAATCAAATAAAATTTGGAACTGTAGTTAATATTAATGATCCTGAAAAACTTGGTAGGGTAAAGGTTAATGTGTATGGACTTCATGATAATATAAGAACAGAAGATCTTGCTTGGAGCATGGTGATGATGCCAGGAAATACTCCAGCTAAAGACGGTGTAGGTTCTTCAGTAAATCTATTAATTGGTACATTAGTGGCAGGTGTATGTATGGATAAAGCCATGCAAGAATATTTAGTTTTAGGAACTTTGCCTACAAAAACTGCAGGAACAGAAGATAACAATGTAAGAGTGAGAGGTGAAGCTAATCCACATGCGGGTGAACCAGCTGGTGGATATCAGCCGGTAAGTGGATATCAACCGGTGTATCCATACAATAATGTTATGGAAACAGAGAGTGGCCATGTAAAAGAATACGATGATACACCAAGTCATGAACGTATCATGGAAAGACATATGAGTGGTACTCAATATGAGATCATTGCTAATGGTTCAAAGAATGAAACAATTGTAAGAGATAACTATAAATTAGTTGTAGGTCAAGATACTCTTGAAGTATATGGAGATGTAAGAATTATTGTTAGTGGTCATGCTGATATTGCTGTAGGAGGTAACCTTACTGCATCTGTTACAGGTAATATAAGTGCTGATGCTAAGGGTAACATAACTGCTCTATCTCTTGAAGGAGATATAGCTACTACATCTACTAAAGGAGATATAACAGTAACAACAACTGATACAACGAAGAAGATAACATTGGCTGGTAATGTAGACATCACTGAAAATTTAACTGTGGCTAAAGACGTTACCGTAACTGGTGAAACCCGTACAAGCACATCACAATTAATTGATGGTCATACACACGGTTCTAATAATGTCAATCAAAGTCTGACTGACCCACTCACTTAGGTATAAATAGATATATGGCCCAGATTGCACGACAAGAAACGTATAAAGATGTAGATTTTACTTTTAAGCAAAATCCTAATACAAATGACATTGGAATAAAGAAGAACAATGCATCTGTAAAACAAAGTGTATTAAATATACTCCGTACAAACCATGGCGAGCGACCATTTAATTATAACTTTGGTGCAAACTTAAGAGCATATCTATTTGAGAACATGACAAACATAACAGCAGCACAGATGTCTACTTCAGTGAGTATGGCTTTAGCCAATCACGAACCAAGAATAGAAGTACTTAACGTAAACATACAGGCAAGAGCTATGGAAAACGAAGTAACAATAACAGTAACCGGTATGGTTAAATCTAGTAATGAAATATTAGATATATCTACCACAATAGAGAGATTACGATAATGGCAATTGAACGCAGAATTTCAGCAAGTGAATTAGACTTTGATCAGATAAAAGCAAATCTAGTTGCACATATGAAGGCAACTGATACAACCTTCAATGATTACAACTACGATGGATCTGCCATGGCAACCATTATAGATGTACTAGCATATGTAACCCACATCAACTCAATGAATGCAAACTTTGGATTAAATGAAACATTCCTTGACACAGCTCAGCTACGATCTTCTGTTGTATCTCATGCTAAACTATTAGGATATACACCAAGATCGATTGCTCCTTCCACTGCAGTTATTAATATGGTAATGGCAAAGGGAACTGCTACACCTTTATGGAATCATGATGCAAGTAATACTCCACTGCCGTTGAGTATACCGAGAGGTACAAAATTTAATACTACTATCGATGGTGTTAATTATCCAATGTTTAACTCAGCCACTCAAACTATTAACTATAATATAACTGATGGTTGGAAATTCTCTAATCTATCAATTGAGCAAGGAACATTGACAAGTATAGTTTACACATATCAAAATAATACATTCGAATCATATATAATTCCTGCCACTAATGTAAACACTAAATCTGTTAGAGTTACCGTGGTAGATTCTGGAAGTACAAATGCTGCAAAAGTATATACTCTTAATTCTAATATTGTAAATTTAGATGGTACGAGTGAAGTATATTTCTTAGAAGAAGGTAGAGATGGTTATTATGAGATTAAGTTTGGTGATAACATTATTGGTAGGAGACCAGGAAATGGTAACACTATTACTATTGAATACTCTACTATACCATCGGGGGCAGATGTAAATGGTGCTACTTTGTTCACCATGACCGATTCATTAAATGGTAACGCTACTGAAACAATCACCCTTGTGACTAAAGCTACAGGCGGTGCAGCAAGAGAAACTAAAGAGGCAATTAAGTTTAATGCTCCTCTTGGATTTGTATCTCAAAACAGAGCTGTTACTCCTGATGATTATAAAACAATTATTAAAAACGAATTTGCTGATGTTGAAGCCGTTTCTGTATGGGGTGGAGAAGATAACCCTATCCCTGATTACGGTAAAGTGTATATTAGTATTAAACCTTTATCAGCTGAAGTACTTACTGATGCACAAAAAGCAACAGTCAAAAACAATATTCTTAAACCTAAAAACGTTGTAAGTATAACTCCTGTTCTGGTCGACCCTGAGTATACATATATCGAGTTAGAGGTTTTCTTTAAATTTAACCCTAACCTTGCTACGGTTACAGCAAGCGGCTTGGCAACTTCAATAAGGAATGCATTAGTGTCATATAATAACGATACCTTAAAGAGTTTTGGTGGTGTATACAGAGACTCAAATGTTTTGAAGAAGATTGATGATACTAGTATTGCTATCCTATCTAACATCACCCGTATTAAAATGACAAAGAAAATTGTACCTACCCTTGGTACTGCAAAGAAATACGAACTCGCATTCAATCAAGCTCTTACTGATTTAGATGCTACTACTTCTGCTCTTGGTTCTTATGTGTCATCTACACTGTTTACATTTCAAGGTGTTGATGCAAAGATAAAAGATTACTATGATGCTTCATCTAATACAAGAATTATCCAAATCGTTGATACATCTAACTTAGTACTAGATACTAATATAGGTGAAGTAAATGAAGAGGCTGGTACTGTTACACTAAACAGCTTTAATCCAACCGCACTTCCTACTGGAAAAACTACAATTGATATCACGGTTAAAC